ATAGCCGATTGGGTGTGCACCACTGGCGACTTCAATGGTGGCGTGTGGTGCACCTCTTGAATCAACCAACGAGTAAATCTTGGCTCTTCCGCTCTTGATAGCTTCCCATCCGCCTAAACCATAAGATGGGCTCCCTTCATCACCCGAGCCTTTCACCCACTCAGGGTGTTTTTTAGATGGTTCGTAGCCTTTGACGGAGTGACCCATGGCCTCAGACTCAGCGGCAAAGTTGCCGGGCTTGTTGAGCTGAACCCACTTGTACCCATCTGGGTATTCTTTGTAGACAGGCAAGTCGGCACGAGCCGATGCACGATCGACATTCATCTTCTTAGCAAGATCCAAGTTGTACTCTTGCGTACGCTTTACGGCTTGCTCTACGCTCAGCTTGTTAAGTTGTTCAGGGCGCAGTCGTTCAGCGGCTAAGTCTTGACGCAACACATCCATGACGTGCTCAAAGCCCAAGTCACCCATGTAACCCGAGTACATCTTTGTCTCAGGGTCAAGCTTGGCAACAAAGGGATTGTCCATAGAAGCAAACTTGGGGAAACTACGGTCTTGATCTAACAGTCTCAAGTAGTTGCTGTCCACCTTTTGCAACTCGTCCAACATGCCAACAGCTTCGGCTTTTGTATTTCTTGGCATACTGGTCATCAGCGCCGCAATATCTTTTTCTTGCAATCCCTTGCTTCTTAAAAGATCACCCCACTCTTTATTTAATTTTTGATAAACAACAAATTGTTCTTGAAGTGCTTGGTCAATCCTTGGTTGAAGATCCATTGCCCCTTGGATGTCGCCAGCCCTTGTGACCTTGACAGCCTCGTCAGCTTGGTGTTCCCACTTCCTTGATGGGTCAGTGGTTCCTAAGCCTTCTGCTGGGTAGCCAGCCTTCACGCGCTCTTCTTTGATGTAGGACTTAGGGTCAAGCGTAATGTTTTGCAACATCTCCGATGGAAGGTGCGAGATGTTCTGCATTGCTATGTCGCGGTCGTCTCTTGCCTGCACAAACATGGTGTCCGCTTGGCGCTTCATGTTTGCCTGCTTGCGTGGGTCAAGCTCTGCCTCAGCGCGTTGTGCCATTTTTGTGGCTCGCTCTTGATCTTTGGCAAACTTAGACTCGATGTTGGCATAGTTCTTCTCGATCATGAGGCGAACAGGATCTTCAGGGGAAGCCAACTGTCCTTTGAAGTAACCCATCAATGCATTGTCAGCCCACTTATCGAGAGCCGCCTCGCCTTTGGCTAATTCAAGTTGGTACAGAACTCGGTCAATTTGATCTTGGTTCAATGTTGGATCGTTGAGCAACTCTTCATGATGAGGGATGCGTTGAGCGGGGGTCTCACCAGCAAACGGCGGAGTCTTAAAGCGCCAAGCATCGCCCTCGGGGACGTGAATGTTAGGGCCACTCATCCAATTAGCCTTGTTCGATGGCTTCATTACGTTGGACTGCGTATTGGCACCCATCGCCATGACCATCTCACGAGGTAGACCACCACGCTCTAAGGCGCCACGAACGACGGGCTCCATGCCACGCTCTAGCGCCATGCCAGCCTTCTCTACACCCTTGCCTGCGGTTCTCATAGCTTGGGATGTGGCAGGGCCTGTCAGGTACTGCAAAGCCACAGCCTCTGGCAACATTGGTGGGATCTTGTATTCGGTCTCGAGCTTCTCAAGGAAGTCGCCAATGTCACCAGCGTACTCATACGCCGTAGGTTGTGTAGGCTGATACATGCGCTCTTGCATGAACTTGTCAGCCGCCTCGTCGCCTTTAAAGATGCGCGTGGGCAAGGAGTTGACGGCTTGAGTCAGGGCTGAACCCATGAGCCTGCCAGTCTGCAATGTGCCAGCTACCTTCTCGAGTGGGGATCTGTCAGCCTGTTGCTGGCGCTTTAAGTCAGCTTGACGCTGAGCCATGCGTCTACCCATCTCAAGGTTAGCTTGGGTGGGAACGCTTAAGTCAACGTCGCCGTACTGGGGCAAATCCATCGCTCTTGGATCTTCAATAAAGGCTGGTGGCTGAGCCGATCTGAAGTTCTTAGCTATGTTTTGCCCAACTCGTGGGTAGAACGCTGGTGTGTTTTCGTCAGCCATGGCTTATCCCGCTGAGTTGCTGTTGTCCCAATGATACCTTGGGTGTTGGAGTTCGTCCATCATAGATCTGATCCAATCAGCCTACGAACCAACTCATTGTTCCTGCTGTCCATCTCAGCTAACCACCTGTACCCGCTCCCGCCATCCACGTTAGGCTTGGCTTCAGGGGGGGGCGTCTCATTCATGGCGTGGTACGAGCTTGCCCACAGGTTCAGGTAATTTACGGTCACCGCCTTGTTGCTGGCGCTGTTCAGTCCTGCCTCACGTATGCGCTTGCCAAAGATCCTGTCACCTATGTTTGAGAACTCCTTGGGCATCAGGTTCCACGTCGGGAGCATGGGATAAGCTCCACGCAGAAAAAAGAAACAGCTTGTGTCGATCAGTGAGCTGTCGTCTGGCATGTTCAGGACGGTCATGTCAGGGCGAACGAACCTACGCCTAGCTACCACGTAGTCGCAGTTGACTGGTGAGCCGTAGTTCCCTATCGCTGTGGTCAGGCACTCCTCGGTGTGGTTAGGGTCGAGCCAGTTGTCAGCATCGAGGAACCCAATAGCATCGTACCCTTCACTGACCGCAAGCTGAGCACCGATCCCTCGAGGGGTGTTTCCGTAGTCGCCGTGGGACTTGCCAAGTGGGATGTGCCTTGCCACCCTGCTGGCGATCCAGTCCTGTGGGTGCCCATCGCTGATGAGGAAGTGGTCAGCCTTGATGGTTTGAGCCTCCACGCTTTGGATGCACCGCTCCATGACCTGTGGCTCTTCCTTGAAGTAGGGGGTGATGTAGGCGACTCTCATGCGGCGTACGGGTTCTCAAGCTTCTTAGCCATACCGCTGTCAAGGTAGTCGTCCATGTCGTAGTCGTCCCGTGGGGCGCCATCAATATCCAGCCAGCCAGCGTCACGTAGGAACCGCAAGCCTTGGGTGCAGGCGTCCACGAAGTCGTCGTGCGTCGAGTCAGGGAAGGAGCAGATCTGGCTGACCATGCCCTCAGCCCAGTCCTTGACGTAGCCTCTCCTAACGCCGCTCTCAGGGATCCATACACGCCCAGCGGCAATGATGTTGGAGACAATGTTCAAGCGTTGAATCTTGTCAGCCCGACCGGGGTTGTACGCCCGTACAGGCAGGTGCGCACGTTGCAAGTCTTGTATCAAAGCTATACCCGAGGACTTGTCCTCCACGAGTATCAGGTCTATGCGCTTCTTGTCCTTGCCCTCGCCGTAGACCACGTCGTACTCCTCGATCACCTTGGGGCGCAGGTCTGGGTACTGGAGCCTATCCTGCCAACAGTCAATCACCATGGCGGACATTGCGCCATCGAGGGGCTTGAAGATCCCAAACGTGATGGAGGCTGTCGGATCGTTGACAGTCTTCTCCGAGCTGGCGCAGTCGTAGCTTTGCAGGATGTACTCGAACTTTGGAAACTCCTTGTTTGGCGCCCACAGCTTGAACATCTCGCGCTTAACGATGCCTGACTCTTCAGGATCGATCAGCTCTGCATGGATCTCCTGCCTTCCAATTTTGGTTCCCTCATAGGACAGGATCTGCTTCTTGAAGCTTGCAGACAGGTTAGCGAGATTGACGTAGGTAGATGCCGTCGTGAGCGCTACGTCGTTACCTTCACGCCCTACAAGCTCTACGATCAGGTCTTTGGGACGTGGGGTAGTTGTGGCAATGATCTGGGTTCTGCCGTCCTCCTTCTTGAGACGCACGGCAAACTGGATGTTGTACCAAGCTTCGTCGAGGTAGTCCCAAGCGGCAAGCTCATCTAGCCATGCGCCATGATACTGACCACCACGGAAACGATCAGGCTCTGAGGCTGATATACCTTTGATCAGGCTCCCATTGATCAGCACGATCTCGTGCAGGGCTTTGTTGTAGTCCCTGATCAGGATCGGCGGGATCACAGCAATGAGTCCTGACTCTCCCTCAAAGCAAGTCGCCCTGACATCCATTGATGTGGGAGCGGACACGAGCCAACGGGTGTTGGGGTTCTGCCATGCCCAGTACCATAACTGTTCAGCCGCGGTGCGGGTCTTGCCGGCGCCTCGACCAGCCAGCATGAGCCAAATAGACCAATACGTGCCTTGGGGTGTCTTTTGATGATTGAAGGCGCCTGAGAGCCATGCAGAGCGCTTGGCGTAGGCTATGCCGTGGTAGGGGCCCAGCTTGCGTCGGATCTCTGGATCAGCAAAGATGTCCAGAACTTCCTGATCAACAACCTCGCTCATTCAGCAATCCTGATCAGCTCAAGGCGCTTGATCGCTACGTCCATGACGTTCTTGACCTCAGCATCAATGATCATCGGATCGATCTTCTCCTCAGCCGCCCTGTACTCGCCATACTTCTTAGGGTTGAACTTAGCCAGTAACTTGAGGCGAGTCTCGATCTGAAGCTTGCGGTGACCAAGCATGTCCTCCTCCGTCACGGTCACGCTGTCCTCGCCCTCCTTGCCGCCAGCGGTGAAAACCTTCTTCTTGCCCATCTGAATGTTGTCAGAGATGTACAAGCATTCCTCAGCAAGAGCGTCGTAGCCTATGTCACGCGCATGTGCGATGGCTGTGGATAACTCTTGATCCCTCCACATCCAATCGTATACCGTCCTCCATGCAGGAAACCCTTCGTTCTCTCTGCATATCTGTCTTAGTGGTATTCCGTCACTCAGTTGTTCACAGATACGCCTTGCTATCTCTGGTGTGTACTTGGTTGGTCTGCCTGTTTTGGCAACCTCTTTTGTTTGCGGCTTACCTGTCACATCGGCGACTTTGTCGCTGGAAAGATCTTTTGGTTTCTTTGCCATTACTGAACTCCTTTAACGCAAAGTTTAA